CGGCGCCTGCCTCGACGTGATGACGGCTTCGCTCAACGCCTACGTCCCGCAGGACGTGGAGAGGTATGTGCATCACAAGGTCGGGAAGAACTTCGGCGACGCCTACAACTTCGCGGCGCGCGAAGCGTTCAAGCGGCACGACGAGATTTTGATTTGCAACGACGACATCGTGTTCACGCCGACGACGTGGGCGGTGCTCCTCGCGGATGTAGCGCATCTGCGCAAGGTCGTGCCCGATCTCGGCTATGTCGCGACGCGCTCGGACTACGCGCGCGGCGAGCAGAACGTGCGCAGCGGGCGCGGGAAAATCGACTTCCTGCGCTACCAGTCGGAGCGGCACATCGTCGAGACGCCGGTCATCGCGCCGATTTGCGCGTGGATTCACCGCGACGCGTGGGTGGATTTCCCGCCGATAAATTGGTTTTCGGACGACGTGCAATGCCTCGACATGAAGCGGCGGCATTTCATCTCGCGGGCCTACGTTCACCACGTCGGCTCGCAGACCTGCGGGCAGGACGCACAGCGGTGCTACGAGGACGCGGAGCCGTGGCTCCTCGCGAACCGGCCAGAGCTGCACGCGCGGTTTTATTTTACAGGCGCGACATAGGTATGGCAGCCGTGCGAGACTTCGACCCGACGCAGATCAATTCCGATTTCTCGGCGATACTGGCGCAGGCTGGCATCTCGTTCACTTATCAAGGCGTGAGCGTCACGGGCATCTGGTCGTCCTCGCGTGATGCGTTCTCGGAGTTTGAGGACCAGCGCCGAACCGACAGCAAGTTCACGGTGTTTCTACTCACGTCGAGCGTGAGCGCCACGCCGCAGGTCACCCAGACGCTTTCTCGGGCGAGCATCACCTATTTCATCGAACGCGTGACCTTGGACGCAGAGGGCGCGGGCTGTGAAATTGAAGTGGCGAAGGCGATATGATCGACATCGAAACCAGTTTTTCGCGGCTAGAGTATCAGCTCGCGCGTCTTGCCAACGCGGCAAAGGTGGACCTCGGGCTGGTCATCAAGGAGGAGGCGAAATACGCGATTCAGACCATCGTGAAATTCACGCCGCCCAAGAGCAAGCAGCAGGGCGCGAACGCGGTGCGCGCGGACTTCAGCAGGCTCGCGGAACCGTTGGTTTTCGAAGACCTGCAAGCGAAGGCGACGAAGGGCGGATTCTACAAGTCGATGGCGAGATATGTCCGCAACCGCGACGTGGAGAAGCTGCGCGCGCTTTTCCGCAATCCGAACCTGACGCACTATTACGGCAGGCCGTTGCTTGAAAACGAAGACGCGATTCGGAAATACAAGAAGGAGCAGCAGACGCCGTGGCGCAGGATAAAGGGCAAGCCGCGAGTTCTCGCGTTCGGTTCCGACTTCCGCCGAGTCAGATCAATCATGGAGGACCGCGTGGGCTGGACAGTCAGCGGATGGAACTCATCGGCAAAAGTTACCGGCGCTCGCTACAAGAAATTCAGCGACAAGCTCAAGGCTCAGGCAGGCGGAAACATCCGCTTCGGCTCGGTACAATCGAGCTTCGGGCCGCAACCGTTTATCAAGGCCACGGCGCACAACGTGAAGATTCCAAACTACCAACGCATGATCGACGCGGCCATCAATTCACGCGTCAGAACGACCGCGAAGAAAGTCGCCGCCATCCTCGCCAACCGTGCCGTCAATCTCGGCTTCACCCGCGTCGGCGGAGCAATGCCAATCAAAACAGCAGCCGCATGAGCACACGCACCAACATCCGCACCGCGACGGCCAACGCTCTCACCGGCGCGCTCGTCGTGCCGACCGCGAACATCCTTCGTGGGCGCAATAACACCATCGCAAGCATCTCGTTTCCAGCCGCCGCCGTTTATGCGGTCAGCGAGCAGATTGAGGTGCGCACGCTCGGGCCGAGCAACCGCACGCAATACCGGCAGCTGCAACTCATCGTCGATTACTTCACCGTCGAGAGCGGGACGTATTTAATCGATGACCTTTTCGACACCGGCAGCGCGGCGGTGGAGGCCGCAGTTCTCGCCGACGTGACGCTCGGGGGGCAATGCCGCGACCTTCATTTGACGAGTGTCGACTATGTGATCGAGCCAGACGAGGACAGGCGCTTCGGCACGGCTCGGCATACGTTCAACTGCATTTATTTAACCACCGACTAACATGGCAAATCACCTCGGGCGAGAAGGTCTCGTCAAAATCTCCACCACTGCAATCGGCGAGTTGCGCAACTACGCTCTCAGCCACTCGTCGGACACCGTCGAGGATTCCGTCATCGGCGACACCTACCGCACGCGTCTTGCGACGATGAAAACCTTCAGCGTCTCGGGCGATCTTTACTGGGACGAGACCGACGCCGGCCAACTTCTGATTACCATCGGAAGCTCGGTCACGCTCAACCTTTACCCAGAGGGCGCGGACACCGGAGACCGATACTATTCTGGCGCGGCCATCGTGACGAAATTCGACGTCTCGGCATCGTTCGACGGCATCGTCGAGGGCTCCATCGCCTTCGAGGGCAACGGCGCCCTCAGCACGCTGACGGCCTCCTAATTTCTCAGTAGCAAAACACACACAACACATGGAAGCAATCGACCTCGTCAGGGAACATTTCGCATCACTCGGCACGCGCAAGATCGACGTGCCCGAATGGAAGCTCGTCGTCCACGCATCGCCGGTCACGCTCGGCGAAAAGAACCGGCTTTATCGGCGCAGCAAGGAGAACGACATGGAGCTGCTTGTGGACATCTTGATAATGAAAGCCACGGACGAGCACGGCGCGAAGCTGTTCACCATCGAGCACAAGCCGACGCTGTTGAACAAGGCCGACAGCAACGTCGTGGGCCGCATCGCCAACGCCATTCTGGCCGAAAACGGGCCGAGGCCTGACGACTTAAAAAACTGATTCACGGCGGAGAAGCTGCCGACTTCCTCGCCGTGTATGCTCTCGCGGACCGTCTCGGCAAATTCGCAAGCGAAGTGCTCGCCATGCCAGCGCAGGAACTCAACGGCTGGATCGCATACATCGAACATCAAAACCGGAAACTGAAGCACCATGGCTGAAGCATCATTCACACTTAAAGCGGTCGATGCGACTAAGGCGGCGTTTGCGGCGGTGCAGAACTCGCTCGGCAAGCTGGAGAAATCGACGCAAGGGCTTTCCAAGATCACCAAGCTGGCGTTCGGTGGCGAGGCCGTGATGGGCGCGCTGAACATGATGAAGCAGCGGCTGGACAAGGTCGCGACGGCTGGCGAAGAAGTGGGATTCAGCGACGAGCAAATCGTCGCCGCGATGGAGATGCAGAATCTCGTCGAGGGAACGCTCAACTTTTTCATGAAGCTGCCGCTGGCTCTGGCGCAGGTCGGCATCAGCATGGGAAACGCTTTCAGCCCGCTTACCAAAGATGAAATCAGGCAAAAGCTCGACGACCTGAAATTGGTGAGATTCAAGAAAGAGATTGAGGCATCTGGCGCAACTCTGGCCGAATTGAAAAAAGACTTCGACCAGATAGGAATGTCACAGGAGCAACTAACTGCGGCAAAAAAGAATCTCGCTATCACGCTTGGTGCAGAACTTGACGCGATGCGCGGGCAAGGCGACCCAGTGGCCACCGCGAAAAAAGAAATCGAGGTTCAGAAAGTTCTCAATGACTTGAGAAAAGACGAAGTAGCAGAGGCGGATAAACTCAAGAAAGTAACCGATCAACTGGGGGTCGTTCAAAGCCAAACATCTGTTGCGACCATTCAACAGTTGCGCTCAAACCTTCAAGCAGATCAGGAGCGGGTCAGCGCATTACTAGGAGGGCGCGAGGCGTTCGGTTTGAATCGAGACGTTCCGGAAGAAAATATGCAGATTCAAATTAGGACAAAAGAGCAGCTTTTGGAACTCCTCCCGAGAATCCAAGCGCGTGAGGAAAAAATCAACGCGCTCATGAAGGAGCAAAACCGACTCTTCGACGACGCTGGCCAGATTCTCGCCACCGGATTTGAGGACGCAATTTTGAGCGGGCAAAAACTAAGCGAGGTGCTTCGCGCAATCGGACAGGACTTAGTGCGCCTCGTCTTCAGCAACATGATAACGCAGCCTCTCGCGAAGGGAATCGGGACGATCTTGTCAGGGATGCGTGCCGAGGGCGGACCCGTAAACGCAGGCGGTGCCTACGTCGTCGGGGAAGAAGGTCCAGAGCTCTTCGTTCCACGCTCCTCGGGCAGCATCGTGCCGAACGGCGCAATGAGCAGCAGCGGCGGGGGCTCGGGCGGCGTCACGGTCAACTACAACATCGCCGCAGGCGTCTCGCGCGCCGAGCTGGTGCCAATCCTTGAACAAGAGCGGCGGCGGCTCAAGGCCGAGATTCCCGACATGGTCCGACGCGGCGGCGGATACCGCGCAGCCTTCGCCTAATCGTCATGGCCATCACCTATCCACTCACGCCGCCTGATCCGTTCTACCTCTCGCGCTTGTCGCTCACGGGCGTCTCGGCGGTGTCGCGCAACACGTCGCCCTTCACCTTGCAGACGCAGCAATACAACCACGCAGGCCAAGCGTGGCTCGGCTCGGTTGATTGCCCGCCGATGACTCGCGCGGATGCCGAGACGATGATCGCCTTCTTGCTGTCGGCGCAGCGCGGCACGTTCAACTTTCAAGACTACGCGAACCCGCTGCCGCGTGGCTCAATTACTGGCACGCTGACCGTTGCGACGGCGACCGCTAACGGAACGACGCTGACTTACAACGGAACGACCAACAGCACGCAGTTCGCCGTCGGCGACTGGCTGCAAATCAGCACGTCATACTACAAGGTCGTGCAAGCAAACGGAGTGGGCACCGTTGATCTTTTCCCCGCTCTCCGCAAAAGCTACGCAGGAAGCACGGCGATCGTTTACGGTCTAACGACTGGCGCTCGGGCAAAAGGCGTCTTCCGCCTTGCGCAGCCGACGACGGAGTGGTCGATAGAACTGGCGAGCGTTTACGGCATCAGCTTTTCAATCGTCGAGGACGTCGAGTCATGAGCATAACCACAGCAGGACGCGGACTCACAAACGACATGGTGACGGAGGTGAGCGCATCGCAGCTTTCGCCGATTCTGCTCGCTTCGCTATCCTTCGCGACGCCGGTGCACATCTGGACCGGCTACGGCACGATCACGGTCGGAAGCACGGCGTATCTTGGAATCGGCACGCTCGGCTCAATCTCGCCGGTTGAGGAGACGACGGACCTCGCGGCGCGCGGCATTTCCATGCAGCTCTCGGGCGTTCCCACGGCGATGCTGGCCGTTGCGCTCACCGAAAATTATCAGGGCAGGGAGTGCTCGGTTCTTTTTGGCGCGCTTGAAGCCAGCGGTGCACTGGTGTCGTCGCCGGTCACGATCTTCTCTGGGCGCATGGACGTGATGAGCATCAACGACGACGGGCAAAACGCTACGATTGGCATGAGCGCCGAGAACAAGCTCGTGGACTTCCGCCGCCCGCGTGAAGTGCGCTACACCGACCAAGAGCAGAAGAACCTATTCCCGTCCGACAAGGGGCTAGAGTTCGTCACGGCGATTCAGGAAAAGCAAATCTACTGGGGCAACGCAAAGCTCGTCGCGCCGGTGAACGAAGGCGGCGGTGAGAGCGAGCGCACCGGCTACGAATGAACATGGCTACCCGCTGCAATAACTGGCCGGACCTGCTCACGGCTTACATCGAGCGCAAGCGCCACGAGGCTTTTGCGTGGGGCTCGAATGATTGCTGTCTCTTCGCGGCGGACTGGGTGCAGATCGCAACCGGCCGCGACATCGCAGCGCAATGGCGCGGGCAATACGCAAGCGCGCTCTCGGCGCATCGAGCACTCAATCGAGGCGGCGGAATCGAGCGCCTCGTCGATGAAGCTGGAGGAATGAAGATCGCCACCGCGCTTGCTCGTCGCGGCGATCTCGTGGCGCAGGACGGCGGCGACGGCGTCGCGCTGGGCATCTGCATCGGCAGCGTCGCGGCTTTCCTCGCTCGCGATGGACTGCAATTCGTGACATTCCCAAACGCTAGAGTCTGGAGATTTTAACCATGCCACAAGTATTGATCGCATCCGCTATCGCTTCCGCGTTCAAGGCGGCTGGGTTTTACATTACGTCGCAGGCTCTGGCGATGGTCGCGGCCACGGTGCAATTCATCGCCGTCACCGCAGCATCAATGGCCGCGTCGAAACTGCTCGCGCCCAAGATGCCGAGCTTCTCCGACTCGTCGCTCTCGGAGCGCGGCCAGATGGTGCGTTCTCCGATCGCGGCGCGGTCAATAATTTACGGTCGCTGCCGCGTCAGCGGGACCATCGTTTACATTTCGACGACGGGCACGAAGAACGAATACCTCCACCTCGTCGTCGCTCTGGCCGGCCACGAGGTCGAGGCAATCGACGAGATTTATTTCAACGATGAAGAGGTGCCATTGTCAGGGAATCAGCCGACCGGATTTTACTCGGGCGTCGCGCTCATTAATAAAAAGCGCGGAGTGCCAAACGACACAGCGGACGCGGATTTGATCGCCGCCACCGTCAATCTCACGGACGGCAAATGGACATCAGATCACAAGCTCTCTGGCATCGCCTACCTCTACGTCCGCCTGACATGGGACGCGGAGAAATACCCGAGCGGCATCCCAAACATCAGCGCCGTCGTGCGCGGCAGAAAGGTCTTCGACCCGCGCAACTCTCAGACTGTTTATTCAGCCAACGCCGCGCTCTGCTTGCGCGACTACCTCACGAACTCGCTCGGCATGGGGATGACGACTGCGGAGATGGACGACACGGCGTTTGGGGCGGCGGCAAACATCTGCGACGAGAACGTCGAGATAAAGCCGGTGACGACGCCAACGCCGACCGAGGAAAACCGATACGAGGCGAACGGCGTCGTCTCGACCAGCGCGTCGCCCGATGAGAACATCGGCAAACTGCTTTCGGCGATGGGCGGACTGATCGCCTACACCGGCGGCAAGATCGCGCCTTACGCTGCCGCCTATCGCATCCCAACGGTGACGTTCAGCGAGAAGCATTTCGTGGGGCCGATCAGCGTGCAGACGCGCACGAGCGCACGCGACCGCGTGAACTCGGTGAAGGGCGTTTACCTGAGCGAAATCAACAACTGGCAGGTGACGGACTTCCCGACGATCACGGATGCCGCCTATGTCTCCGACGACAATGGCGTCGTTTTTTTCCGAGACGTGGTGCTGCCGTTCACGACTTCCTCGTCTTGCGCGCAGCGTCTCGCGGTCATCGAGCTTCGCCGCGCTCGCGAAGAAATCACGATGTCGGCGCGCTTCCGACTCGAGGCGATGCAGGTTCGCGCGGGCGATACGGTGATGATTACCAATGCGAAGCTCGGGTTTTCCTCCAAGGTCTTCGAGGTCATGGAGTGGAACTTCGCGAGCGGCGGCAATCCTCCCGAGGTATTCGTGGACATGACGCTGCGCGAGACCGACTCGTCGGTCTATTCGTGGAACGTCACGGATGAAATCTACACGGCTGGCGCGCTCAACACGACGCTGCCAGATCCGTTCACGCTCGCGGCTCCGAGCGGCCTCACGCTCACAGCCAACGGCACGACGCAACTCATCCAAGCCGACGGCACGGCGCTGCCGCGCATCCTCGTGGCGTGGACCGCGCCCGCCAGCGCGTTCATCCAATCGGGCGGCGTAGTTGGAATCGAATACAAGGAAAGCACGTCAGCGACTTATCTCACATGGAGCCGCGTCGCAGGGGACCAGACGCGCGACTTCATTTCGAGCGACGTGAAGATCGGGCTGACCTACGACGTGCGCATTTACGGCGAGTCTTATTTCGGCGTCTCGACAAGCTACCTCACGGCGCAAACAGGCGTCGCCAAGGACACCACCGCCCCTGTAACGCCCACCGGCCTCACCGCCGTAGTCGGCACGGGCCGCGCGGTCTCGCTCGACTGGAACGACAACACCGAGCCCGACTTTTCGGAATACGGCATTTACCGGAAGACCACGGCAGTCACGCCAGCAAACGCCAACACGAGCAAGATCGCCGAAGTCCGCGCATCGCGCTTCGTAGACACAGAGGTGGACATCGGGACGACGTATTATTATTGGCTCAACGCTTACGACACGGTTGAGAACGTGTCAGGGTTTACCAACTACGTGCAGGCCACGCCATCGGTCATCACCGCTGGGCCTATCGACCCGACCGCGCCAAGCACGCCCAACGCGCCAACCCTCATCAGCACGACGGTCTATCTGTCGAGCGACGGCGGTTCATTTGCGCGCGTCTCGCTGACCGCTCCACCTCTGCCATCCGGCGCGGTCGCTCTCGATGTCCTCTACCGCCGCACGGGCGCGAGCGATTACATCGTTGGAAATCAAATTGCCTCGTCGGTGTCCTACGCGGTCTCAATCGACGATCTGACGGTCGGCGAGTCCTACCAGTTCGCTGCGCGCGGGATTTCGTTCTCGGGGGCGATCTCGGAGATTTCGACTGCGCTGAGTCAGAGCGCGCCGAGCAACACGACGCCACCGGCTGCGCCGAGTGCTTTGACGTATGTCGCAGGGAACGACGCCGCGTTTCTGCGACCGCCCGAAACAAGCGCAGGAGACGTGACATTCTCGGTGCGAGTGAACTGGACTGCATCACCCACGAAAAGCGTCGTCGGCTACGAGATAGTGGCGACGACCGCAGATACGGACGCAGCGGCTGAAATTGCGTATGCCGCAGGATTTTATTTCTCGTCACCGATAGCCGAGGAAATTCTTTCGAGAGCACTTCCAGCAAGCGCCTTTGTTCGCGTGCGCGCAGTTGATCGCAGCGGAACGAGGAGCGCGTGGTTCGGCGATAATGTAAATCTCAATACGCCGACGACATACTGGGGCGTTGCGGCTGGCACGATGATGAATCAGGAAGCGAACGCCGTAAACATCACCGGCGGCTCGGCAGATCTGACATCGGTAACGGCATCAACCGCTCGCACCGCCTCACTCGTCGTCGCTCCCGCAGCCGCAACGAGTCCGCGCGCGCAGCTCGCGCTCTACGCGGGCAGCGACGCATTTAACTTCACGGTGTCCTCAGGGAACTATGACCTCGACGTGGACATCACCAATCGCGGATTCACGGCGAAGCCAGACTGGGGGCTTATCCAGATTTATGATACGAACTATCTCGGCGTTTATGATTTCGACGCTGGGTCGAGTTCGACCAACGCGCGCTTCGTGATCTACTCGCGCGACGGCGGAACCCGCACGACGGGCAATCGCCGCTATCATTTCATCCTCGGAAAATACACCTGACGCGCTCGACGTATTAGCAAAGCGGATGCAAGTATGGGCCGCGCAATTACACCCTTGCAACCGCTGCCGATTTTGCTCTCCTCGCAGCACCATGCGGCTGGGAGGGCTGAGGCTACCAGCAAGCCCGCGAGCGGATTTACCGCTGCGCGGGCTTTCTTTTGCCCAGATTCCACATCCATCGCCAACATTTGATTGGTTTTAAGTGGCGCAACTGCAACGGCTTAGGGAAGTAGCAGGACAAAATACGCAATTGAGCTTTACGTGGAAGGGGCGTTCGGATTGAGTGTGGACGTCGGAGGAGATTAACCCGAGACACAAAACCAAAACACAAAATGAAGATCACCCTAGAAAACACGAACCACCTCACGAGCGAAGAAGCGACGATTGCACGCTGCCTCGCATCGCACGATAAAACGGAAACCATCTGCGAGTTTGCTCAATTTATGCGAGTTGCTCTAGGCGGAGAATGGTTCGTGCACAAGGGCGGTTCTCACGTCGCTCTTCACCGCCGAAAAAATGACTGGACGCGAATTTTGATCGCGACCGAATAAAGTCGCCCCCCTCCCGCAAACCACCCTGCGCTCTCTTCGGAGGCGCGGGGTTTTCCGGTGCCAGCCGAAGCGAATTAACGCCGAGGCGCGCAACTCAACCACATGAAAATCGATACCACCCTTCCCGTCCTAGTTTCCACTCGCGAGGTCTTGCACCGCGTGACCTTCGAAAGCGGACCAATAATCGCAGAGGTCCAAACGATTCGGATGCCAGATGGCTCGCTTGTCGAGGTGGCGATCTGGAAAAACGAAGTCGGCAAGGTTTGCAAAGTCGGAGCGCCGGTCACGGTCGGAGGTGCCGCATGAGCACCACCCAAGCTCTGACCCAAGCGCTGATCCTCGCGATCACCGCGCCCGACCAACAGCGCGCCGACCGCGCAATCGCTCTCGCCGAGTCAATCGGCGCGGGCTGCACGCCACGACAGGTCGCCACCGCAAAGCGCAACGCCTCAAAGCTCACGAAATGAAAACGATCCTTGAATCGCTTCCGCCACGCTTTCGCGAAGATCACGCTGAGCGCGGCTTGCCCGACACGGTTGAATCAATCAAAGCTGACGCCGAGTATTACGCTGATGCGGACGGACCGGACGAATGCCCGAAGGGAATTAAACAGAGCGCACGCGCCACGCTACGGAAGATAGTCAAAGCGGAGATTGTCGCGTCAAAACTATTAACGACGCCATGAAACCTTGGAGCATAAATCGCAAATTCATGGTCATCGAGGCCACTGACCTTTACTTCATCGAATCGCACAACAAGTGGTATCCGGTCCCGAAGCACTGGATTGGAACCTTCGTGATCCTCAGCAGCTTTACGATCAAGTCGCGCAACTCAAAATGAAACCCACATTCCTCCTCCTCGCGCTCGCGATCTCCGCGCACGCAGCGCCACCACCCAGCTTCTTCCGCGCGCTCCACGTCGTCGAGACGAGCGGGCGCACGGGGCTGATTCTCGGCGACGGCGGCCGCGCGCTCGGGCCCTTGCAGATTCATCGAGCCTATCACGCCGACGCACGGGTCGGCGGGGATTATTCCCGCTGCGCGGACCTGGACTACTCGCGCCGCGTCGTGACCGCCTACCTCCAGCGCTACGCTCCCGCAGCGTGGGCGGCGGGCGACGTGGTCACGCTGGCGAGAATCCACAACGGTGGGCCGCGCGGGGCAACGAAGCCCGCGACCGTGGCCTACGGCGCCAAGGTTGCGAGGCTCAGCAAATGAAAACCCTCAACGACATCAAACGCGTGGTCGCCAAAGCAGGCGCAACCGTCGAGGAGGATTGCGGCTATCGCGACATGAGAGTCATCCAGCTCGTTGCTCCCGTTGGTAAACTCTGGGCGGGCACGGACTGCCAATGCGAGCCGGTGCAATGGGCGTGCGGATCAGCGCCTCACGCGGTGCAACACAACGAGCAGGCGTTCGCGGACATCCTCGACACGTTGTCGCACGGACTCCGCGAGATGACGCTGGAGGAAGCGGCGGACTACGCCGAGGATTGAACCAATAGATAACTTTCGGCGCCACCCGAGCACCAAGGCCAACGAGCCCGACCGTGGGCGTGCGAAAATACGCGGTCACTAATCAGCAACAAAAACACACACAGGACGACAATGGAAAACGACGACGACAACGAAATGCTCTGGGCGGCGCAAGACCTGCGGACGCTCACGAGCAACAAAGCCGAGATCACGATCTCGCGCCGAGTGACCATCAAAATAGGTGCGATCAAACCAAGCTGGGATTACCAGATCACGTTCGGCGACATCTTAAACCGAGGCGCGTGGCGCTGGGAGTGCGCGCAATCCGATGAACTGGAAGGAGCGATGGACATCGCTCGCGGCCAGATCACTGTGCAGGGCGACGAGAAAAATCGCGAACTCCTGCAACTGACGGACGCCGCCGCGAAGCTCGGGCTCAAGCTCGTGGAGGCCGCGCCATGAGCCGACCACGCACACCGGAGCGCGAGCAGATCGTGCGCAACTTACTCCTCGGCTGGAGCACCAAGGAAATCGCCTACGCGCTCGGGATGACCTCGGGCGGCGTCTCGAAGATCGCGTGGAACTCGGGCATCAAAAAGCAATACGTCACGGACTTGGAATTTCGCCAGCTCCTCAACCAACGAAAAGGCATCGCATGAACCTTGAACTCATCCACGCGGAGTTAGTCCGCATCCGCGAAGCCCTCGAGGCGCGACCCTACGCATCGGGCGCACCGGCTGCAAAGCCTGCCGCCGCTCCACGCTCGGACGAGGTGCCGATGCCCACCGAGATCATCGACGACGCGGGCAACGTCCAAGTGCATTTCGGCAAGAACAAAGGCGTTGCGCTCTCGGCGCTGGGTGAACGCTCGGTGGCCTGGTATGCTCAAGAGGCCGAGCCAAGAATCGGCAACAACGGCAAACCCTTCCCGCCGCGACCCGAGGACGTGCTGCTTAGAAACGCAGCGCGGACGATCATTCACCAAAAGCGCGGGACCATTGCAGGTGCCGCAGTTCCTACCGCTCCCGTCGCGAACATCGACGAGGGCAACGTCCCGTTCTAAAAGCAAAAACCCGCCGAGGAAACACAACCTCGGCGGGCAGCTAGCAGTAACAACACAACACAGAACAGCCAATCGTTAAAATGAACACATCAGAAACACCGACAGTCACATCAACCGCCGTGGTCGAGACGCCCAAGAGCGTGACGAGCCCAGCCCAAATCAAGACGCCGATCAACTACGGCGCACAAGGCGTGAAGCTCGCATCGCTAGAGGATGCCTTCCGATTCGCAAACGCAATCGTCGCCAGCGGCTTCGCGCCGCGCGGCATGGAGAAGCCCGAGGCTGTCCTCGTGGCAATTCAGCTTGGCGCGGAGCTGGGGCTGACGCCGATGGCCGCGCTGCAAAACACGGCAGTCATCAACGGGCGACCGGCGATCTACGGCGACGCGGCGCTGGCACTCGTCCGCGCATCCGGTCTGCTCGAATCCTTCAACGAGGAGGAGGTGGGCGAGGCCGGCAAAGACTCGTTTGGTATCCGCGTCACGGCTACACGTCGCGACGGCTCGAAGGGGTCGGAGACGTTCACCATCGGCGACGCGAAGGCCGCGAAGCTCTGGGGCAAGTCGGGACCGTGGACGGATTACCCGAGGCGGATGCTGAAATTCCGCGCGCGCGGCTTCGTCCTTCGGGACGTGTTCGGCGACGTGCTGAAGGGGCTGCGCACCGTCGAGGAGGTCCGCGACTTTCCCGAAGAGCGCAACGTGACGCCGCTTGCGGAAAAAGTCAGCGGCGGATTGACTGCCGCGCTGACGGCTGGAGGTGCGACATGAACGCTGGCGAAATCAAAAACCAAGCTGTCATCAACAACGCAACCGAGCAATTCCGCTCGCTGCTCGAAACGCACTTCATCGCCATCGCCCGAGCCGCCGAGGAATCGTTCGTTGAGGACGAGAACCAGACCGAGCCTAAAGCAAAGGCCACGTTCGCGGTCGAATGGGACGCTCTCTCGCTCGCGCCGAAGGTCGTGGTGAAGATCGGATGGTCGGTGCGCTACAAGGATGAATCCGAGGCAATGGTGGATCCGTTGCAGTCAAAGCTCGGACTGATGGAGGACTCTAAATGATCTCCGAACCCAACGAAGTCTATCACGCGAACGAAGCGATCTCGCACAGCAAGCTCGAGCTGTTCCGCCGCCGCCCAATCTCCTACTACCGCCGCTTCATCGCCAAGACGGTGGCGCGACCGGAGCCCACCGAAGCGTTTCGCCTCGGCTCAGCGGCTCACTGCGCGGTGCTGGAGCCTGCGACATTCTGGGACCGCTACGCTCTCCGGCCGGAGGGCATCGACCGGCGCAGCAAGGAGGGCAAGATCGCCTTCGCAGCGTTTGAGGCCGAGCACGCGGGGAAGACGATCATCACGCAGGAAGAGGCGGGGTCGGTGCAGGAGATGACGGCAGCGGTGCAACATCACCCGCTCGCCTCGCAGCTCCTCGCCGCAGGCTTACCGGAGTTGAGCTGGCGCGTGCAGCCAGACGTGGGCATGGACCTGCAATGCCGCACGGACTGGTTCAACCCTGCGGGCTGCGAGTTGAGCGGCGGGCGACCCTACGTCGCGGACCTCAAGACCGTCGAGAGCTTGGATGCGGATGCGTTCCGCAACTTCGAGCGCGCGTGCTTTAACTTCGGATACCACCGGCAAGCAGGGTTCTACCTTCCGCTCATCACGGAAATCATCGGGTCGCCGGTGTTCGATTTTTTCTTCGTGGCCGTTGAGAAGTGCGAACCCTACGGCGTGGCAGTTTATCGACTCAGCGACGCGGCCACGGCACGCGGGCACGACGAAACGATCACGGACTTGATTCGTTTGCAGGCGTGCGTTAAGAGCGAGCAATGGCCCAACCTCCCGAACGACCTCCGAGAAATCGGACTTCCGAAGTGGTATGGAGGGAGCGAATGAACTGGCTCACCGAAACGGTCTTCTTCGCGCTCTTCGTGATTCTGCTGATCGTGGCGTATCCGTTTATCTTCACCGGAAAGGACGACGACGATGATACATGACGCACTAATCCTCGCCGCGACATTCGCGAGCGGCGGGCTGATCGGATACATCGTCGGCTCGTGGCGCGGCTGGCAGCGCGGGCGGGACGAGCAATGGGTTGACTGCTTTCTTGCCGGCGAAGCGCGCGAGAAACTCCGACGCGAGAAGGACGGACGATTCAAATCAAAAACAAAATGAACAAACGAAAATCTAACGAGGCGAAGCGCATCCAGTGTGACGCTATGCTCGCGCAGTTTTTGCCCGTTAAAACGGTCGCAATGGCCCTTAGAATGAGCCGTGGCACCGTGAGTGAGCGGGCGAAGCGCGCGGGGATGACGAGGCACTACATCACGGAGGCCGAGGCGCGGCTGCTGTTTAAGAATCGGATTGGAGGCGTCGCGAAATGAGCACGCTCGCATTCACAGTCGCCGGCGAGCCGAAGGGCCAGCCGCGCCCGCGAGCGTTCGCGCGCAAGATGGGCAACGTTCACGTCGCGAGGTTCTACGACAGCGACGTGGCGGACGAGTGGAAGCGCGCGGTCCAGATCGTTGTCCTCGATGCAGCCATCGTGCACAAGTGGCCGCTGACGCTCGGGCCGGTCGCGATCTCGATGGCCTTCTCTCTGCCAAGGCCCAAGTCGCACTTCGGCGCGAAGGGGCTCAAGGCGAGCGCACCGGTGCATCACTCAGGGAAGCCCGACGTGGACAACCTCGCGAAGTTGGTAATGGACCAGATCACGAAGAGCGGGCGCATCTGGCGGGATGACTCGCAGGTGGTCAGCCTGCGCGTCGAGAAGCTCTGGGCGTCAGGGAATGAGTCGGGGTGCTCGGTGCTGATAAAGGACGCAAATGAGTAAGCGATTCACCGAAACCGAGAAGTGGCGCGACCCTTGGTTTAGAAAGCTGACGCCAGCCCAAAAGCTCCTTTGGTTCTACCTGCTCGACAACTGCGATCAATCAGGCGTCATCGACTTCGACCACGAGTTTGCCGAGTTTCAAATCGGCATCAAATCCTCCGCAAAGGACGTTGCGGCGCTTTCCAAGCAACTGCTCAAGCTACCCAACGGAAAGCTCTGGCTTCATAAGTTCGTTCGCTACCAATACGGCAAGCTCTCGCACGATTGCAAACCGCACAAGCCCGTCTTTGCGGCATTGGAAAAACACGGCATTTCCCTTGAGGAAGTATTCAAGGAAAGGCTTTCGATGGCTATCACGGAAGGCTTTCAAAGCCTTCAAGACAATACAAAGACAAAGACAATACAAGAAATGGAACAAGAAAAGGAAAAGGAAAAAGCTAATGCGGATGCTAGTGAGGCGATCTACTCGGCATATCCGCGCAAGGTTGCGCCCGTTGACGCGCTCAAGGCGATTGCCAAAGCAATTGCGAAAGGCAAGACACCTGCGCATCTGCTCGAACGGACTACGGCCTACGCCGCCGCAACTGCGCTTTGGCCTGAGGACGAGCGGCAATTCATCCCGCATCCCGCCACATGGTTCAACGGGGGGCGTTACGACGACGACCCGAAGAATTGGTTGAGCAAAGGCGCCCCGCGCTCCGAATACGCCGACGCATTTTGATCAGCAACAACACAACAACACGACAATGCAATACTCAGAGTTCATAACTCGAAAGCGGCACAGCATAGGAGACAGCGGCATCGAAGCCTGCTGGATTCCGCCGTCCGCCTTCGACTTTCAAGCGCACATTATCCGTCGCGCTTTGCAGAAGGGTCGCATCGGAGTCTTCCTAGACACGGGGCTAGGCAAGACAATGATCCAGCTAGCGGTCGCAGAAAACATCATTCGGCAAACCAACGGGCGGGTCTTGATTCTGACTCCGCTTGCGGTCGCTTTTCAATTCATGATCGAAGCCGAGCGGATCGGCGTCTCGGACATCGAGCACACGAAGGACGGGAAGCACTCGAAGAAAATCGTGCTCTGCAATTACGAGCGCCTGCATCTGCTTTCCGCAGATGACTTCGTTTGCGTGATGCTCGACGAGTCTTCCATTCTGAAGAACTTCAACGGAGCAACGCGCGATTCAATCGTGGCGTTCATGAAAAAAACACGCTTCCGATTTTTGGCTACTGCAACGCCATCGCCCAATGACTTCATTGAACTGGGCAACAGCTCGGAGGCGCTCGGCTACATGGGTTACATGGATATGCTGACTAAGTTCTTCAAGAACAACCAAGGCAGCGCAGACTCGAACGACCGCAACATCGGGGAAAAGTTCTACCTCAAGCCTCACGCCGAGAAGGACTTTTTCTCATGGGTCAATCAATGGTCGGTTATGATTAAGAAGCCGTCTGACATTGGGTTCGGGGACGAGCGGTATTCTTTGCCGGAGCTTAAAGTCTCGAAGCATATCGTGAAAAACGAAAACCAATGGAGTGTCGAGGGACAGGGACAGCTCTTCGTCGTTCCAGCGAAACGGCTGACCGAGGTTCGCGAGGAGCAGAAGCTCACCGTGCAGAGCCGATGCGAGATCGCCGTCGAGCTAGCGCGAAAGAAGACCTCGGTTTATTGGTGCAACCTGAATGACGAGAGCGATCTTCTCGCGGAGATGGACGAGGATGCCGTGGAGATTCACGGCGGGATGAGCCTTGAAGCAAAGGAGGAGGCGCTTGTCTCGTTTGCGCGCGGAGAAATCAAGCGGCTGATCACGAAGGCGAAGATGACCTCAATGGGGCTCAACTGGCAGCATTGCAACCACGCGGTATTTTTCCCGACATACAGCTACGAGCAATACTACCAAGCCATCCGAAGATTCTGGCGATTCGGCCAAACAAAAAGCGTGACGTGCGAGATGGTTATTTCAGAGGGACAGGAGCGCGTGATGCAGGCTCTCGAAGAGAAAACAGCCAAGGCTATCGAGCTTTACTCGAACCTTGTTTCATCGGTGAACAATTTCAGGGAAGTGAAAAAAGAGTTTAATCAAACAGCAAAAAAACCAGCGTTTCTATGAACAACACAAAAGACCAAATCCACACAACGAACTATTCGCTCTACAACTCGGACTGCATGGAAGTGCTTCCGACCATCCCGAGCGCATCAATAGACCTATCGGTTTACTCGCCTCCCTTCGCGGGGCTTTACAATTATTCCAGCTCCGAGCGCGACTTCTCAAACTGCGAAAACAAGGAGCAGTTCCTTGAGCAATACGACTACCTCATTGCCGAGATGGGCCGCGTGATGAAGGCGGGGCGCATCACGGCCGTTCACTGCACCGACGTTTTCGACAACTCCTGCCGACTCTGGGACTTCCCGCACGAGGTTATTCGCCTGCACGAGAAGCACGGCTTTCAATACCGCAACCGCATCACGATTTGGAAAGAGCCGTTGAAAGTTCGGATGCGCACGATGGTCAAGAGCCTCATGCACAAACTGATTGTCGAGGACTCAACGCAATGCTTCACGGCGATGCCGGACTACGTTTTGATTTTCACCAAGAAGGGCGACAACGCGGTGCCGGTGACGCATCCTGAAGGGCTGAAGGAATACTTTGGCGACACGCCGATCTTGCCGAACATCCTTCAAGCGTTCAATAACGCTAACGAATCCAAGTTCAGCGCGACGGAGCTTTGGGATTATCTGAAGACAACGTATTCCGATCACAACGACCCAAAATCGAATAAGCTCTCGCACTACATCTGGCAGCGTTACGCATCGAGCGTCTGGGATGACATCCGAATCGACAACGTGCTTCCGTTCCGCGACAGCAAAGAGGAGGACGACGAGAAGCACGTTCATCCGCTGCAACTCGACGTCATCGACCGAATCATCGAGCTTTACAGCAACAAGGGAGAAGTAGTTCTCACGCCGTTTATGGGTGTCGGCTCAGAAACTTACAGTCCCGTTTCTATGGGCAGGAAGGCAATCGGCATCGAGTTGAAGGATTCGTATTTCAAGCAGGCGAAGATCAACATGACGCACGCGGAATCGCGATTTTCGGTAGCGAAGGAAAAGCAGGACCAATTATTCGGCGCGTGACGATGAACACAACAACCCAATGAACACACCCACACCGCTCACTTGCGGCGAACTCTCGTGCGAAGAGTGCAACGCCCGCACTGCTGCATTAACCACCGAGCGCGAACAGCTCCGCTCCGAGGTGGAGCGGCTAAAAACGTGCGGCATCGTTGAAATCGCTGCGTCGAACCCAAGTGTGATCGACTACTGCAAACACTGGGAAGGCCGCGCCGAACGCGCCGAGGCCGCTGAGACCGTCGCGCTCGCCAACTGGAACGGTGCGCTGGAACGCGCTATGAAAGCTGAGGCCGACCTCGCAGCCCTTGAGCAGTGTCACGACGATAACTGCCGCGCCGTGGTGCGGCTCGACGCCGAACTTGCCAAGGAGCGGGCGCGGTTGGATCACGTCTTAAAAACCGATTGGCCTTTCCATGACCGCGAAGAGATCGACGCAGCCATGCAGGAGGGCGCGAAATGACCGCCGCCCGCACGGCCTACTGGCGGGACTACAACCGCAAGAACGCCGCGAAGAAGCGCGAGCAGCACGCGGCATTTCGCGAGCGGAACAAGGAGAAGATCGCGGCCGGCAAGCGCGCGGCTCGAGCTGCGGGGAAGGTCGCGCCGCGCAAGGTCAAGGCCAAGGTCGAGGAGGTCGGGACGCTGCGGGAAAAGTTCGCGGCGTTTCGGGCAAAGCGGGCGGAGGGGCGGGGATGAGCACGCAACAACTCGCCAGCCTGCTCGACGGCGCCGTTCCTGAGGGATTCTCGG